TGCCATTGGTGCTTTATATGTAGACATTCGTTCTACGTTTCAAGACCAAGCAAAAAGCCAAGATGTACGCATAGAGAAGTTAGAGCATAGAGTTGATGTGGTTAGTGATGCTTTGAGAAAGTCAGATAGTTTATCAGCGGTTTCTACAACTAAACTTTCTACTTTGGCTGAATTAGGAGCAATTAAAGGTTTAAAGTAATGAGGTGGCTTTTATTAGTCTTTTTGGCTGGGTGTGGGGTTACGGCTCAAAGCCCAAGTGAAACAATAAAAGAGGACATTGAGTTAGAGAAACTTTTAGGCAAGATTAACCAGAACATTGAACTAACTATAAAGGTTCAAGACAAAGCAGACAAAAAACAAAAGCAAATAGTAACCGAAGCCATAACAATAATAAAAGAACTAAAGGAGGAACTAAATGAGACAAAAGCAAAGCTGGATAGTGTTAGTACTGATTCTATTGTGCCATTTAAGTTACTCCCAATACCCTATTAAAAGGTTTTACAAGGGTGATTCGGTTGTTATAATGTCGGTTGAGCAAGGTGAAGAAATAAACAAATTGTATAGCAAATACAACGATACAATAAGTTTACTAAAAGAAAACTTAAAGATTAAAAACATTAAATATGATTCTATATTCAATACAATATCTGCTCAAAAAGATAGCTTCTACAATTGGAAGTATAAATACTCATTTAACAAGTCTTTATACCAAGATTGGGAAGAAAACCAAAAAAAAATAGATAAGTTACACGCTTGGAGTAAGATTCTATTAATTTTCATAATAGTTTTTCAATTCAATCAATTACAATAAGATGAAACAATTTTTTACAGAAGACAACGGAAGATATAGCATGAAAAGACTTTGTGGGTTATTATGTACTATTGCCTTATGTGCTACAATGTATCACAACCAATTTAGCGAGGAGCATACTGCACCAAGTGCTATTTTAGTAGAGGCGGTTGCTATGTTAGCGTTTGGCACATTAGGTTTAACATCAGTTGAGAAAATATTTAAAAAGAAAGAAGATGCCGAATAACGAAAAAAGAGCCTTTGCCGTTGGCATTGTTGTTTGGATTGTTTGTATTTGTATCTTTGCTAAACATTTGTTATGATAAGTAAGAAAGCTATTGATTTAATTATCCAACATGAGGTTGGAGGTAGAGAAGTTTATACTCGTAAATACCAAAAACCAATTTGGGCTGGAGGTGAGTCTGGACTTACTATTGGGCTGGGCTATGATGTGGGCTACGCAAAAGAAGCGGACTTGTTTTCTGATTGGTCAGCATTAAACCTAAACTTCTTAAACGCAATGAAAAGATTTTGCGGAGTTAAGGGTGAAGTGGTTAAGTCAATGATGAAAGGCGAAGTGTTAAATGTTATCATTCCGTACAATATAGCTTATGATGTTTTCGTTAAGAAGTCAATACCTAAGTATTACGCAATGACTAAAAGAATATATCCTCAATTAGATACCTTAAACGAAGATACCAGAGGTGCTTTGGTTTCTATGGTATATAACAGAGGTTCAAAGATAGAGGGTGATTCTCGTAAAGAAATGAAGGCTATTGTTGAGTTGGTGGCAAAGCAAGATTATGAAGGGATAGCAGAGCAAATTGAAAAGAGCAAAAGATTATGGGAGGGTAAAGGATTAGATGGCTTGGTGATTAGACGAGAAAGCGAGGCAGACTTGATAAGGTCAAGTATGGCATAAAAACAAAAACCTACATAATGGCTGAAAGAACAACAAGGAGAAGACTATTCTTTGACATAGAAACTTCGCCAAACATCGGTCTATTCTGGGAAGCTGGATACAAAAAGAACATAGACTATTCAAACATAGTCAAAGAAAGAGCCATAATTTGCATTTGTTACAAGTGGGAAGATGACAAAGAAGTAGAAGGACTTTACTGGGATTCTAAGCAGAACGATAAAAAGATGCTTGAGAAGTTTATACAAGTAGCGAATACTGCTACGGAATTAGTAGGACATAACGGAGATAAGTTTGATTTAGCATGGATTAGAACCAGATGCTTGTTTCATGGAATACCAATGTTTCCTAATTACATTACAATAGATACATTAAAGATAGCGAGGTCTAAGTTTAGATTTAACTCTAACCGATTAAACTACATAGCAGATTTTTTAGGCATAGGACAAAAGATTAAAACAGAGTTTAACCTTTGGAAAGATATTTTGTTACATAAGGATAAAAAGGCTATGGAGGATATGCTTAAATACTGCAAAAAGGATGTAATATTGCTTGAAAAGGTATTTAAACACTTAAATAACCATATACCATCTAAATCTCATTATGGGGTGCTTTACGGAGGGTTAAGAGCATCTTGCCCAGAGTGCGGAGCAGATGGAGAAAATATAGTTAGAAACAACACAAGAACAACCGCAACTGGGGTCGTGAAAGTGCAAATGAGATGTAAGGTTTGTGGGAAGTTTCATACAAAAACCGATAAATAATGAGCCAAGTAACCGAACAAGTAATAAATGACATTAAAGCCAGAGAAGTAAAAGGCTTGGAAACATACGGAGTAACAATGGATCGTACTGATTTAACACAAGATCAATGGTTGCAACACGCTTACGAAGAAAGCCTTGATTTCTGTATTTATTTAAAAAAACTATTAATCATTAGAAATGGCATACGTTTATAGACATATAAGACTTGATAAAAATGAGCCTTTTTATATTGGTATAGGAAGTGATAAAAACTATAAAAGAGCAAAAGATTGGCACGCAAGAAACAAGATATGGAAATCAATAACATCTCGTTGTGATTATGAAATAGAAATACTTTTTGATAATATAACATGGGAGGATGCTTGTAAAAAAGAAATTGAGTTTATAAGTTTATATAAAAGAATAATTGATAATGGCATTTTAGCAAATTTATCAACTGGTGGCGAGGGAAATCTTGGTATTAAAAGGACAAAAGAGGCTATTGAAAAAACTGCTAATGGTAAAAGGGGAACTAAATTAAGCGAAGAAGTAAAGAAAAGAATATCAGAAAAACTAAAAGGAAGAAAATTAACTGAAGAAACAAAGCAAAAAATGAGAGAAAGAATGTTAGGTAATGCATATACAAAAGGACATAAATTATCTGATATACATAAAGAAAGAATATCAAAAGCAAATCTGGGCAAAAAACATAAAAAATAAATTAAATGAGGTTACCTAAAAATTTTGGAAAAATGACACTATTTGAGCAAGAGGGGATTTTAGTTGCAAAACTAAACGAGATTTATGAGTTAGAAAATGAAGTAAAAAAAGCGTTAGCAAAAGTTAGAGGTGGACACAAGTACACTCCTAAGGAAATAGACCGCCCAGATTTGGCGATGCTTAAAGATGAACATTAGTGCCTAAGATTAGAATTATATATAAGAAGCTGGGCAAAGAAAAGGCTCATGGCATTGCTTGTAGCGATGGTGAGATTCTTATTGATTCAAGGCTAAAAGGTAAAAAGCATTTAGAGATATTAATACATGAAGTCATGCACTTGCTTAATCCAGAAGATAGCGAGGCTGAAATAGTGCGTAAAAGTGTTGCCCTAACTAAAATACTATGGAAAGAAGGATATAGAAGGGTAGATAATCATGACAAAGACTTGCTCCAAGACGGCTCAAAATAGAGTCGTATCTTTGTAGTGTTGTTTTTTCATAGTTCTTAGGTTTCTCCCAGTGTAAAAAGCTGGGAGTTTTTTATTACATTTGTCATAATTCATATTGCATAGTAAATTAAGGTTTATCCGAGGGGTGTTTCTACATCCCTTTTTTTGTTATATAATTATATATCATTTGCTAAAATCTTTAGTAAAGTGTTAAAATTATCCTAAAGCCTAAAAATAATTGTTAATAAATTTGGTGGATAAGATATGTGTATATATCTTTACTTCATAAACAAAAACCTTATTTATGAATTGGCAAACAACCATCTATTATGCCCAAGACGGCATAGACTATCAACAAGTATTTAATGCTCCACATCTACCAAGAGTAGGGGATAGCATTATTACAAACTTTGGTAAAGAAGTTAAACGCATTATGTTTACAGTAGAAAGTATTACTTTCTCAAACATGAGTTACTCAATTATTATTACCTTAAAACCTTAAACCATGAACAAGTACGAACAAGACTCAATCAAGCCTATGTACGTTTTTATTATCGTATTAATAGGATTTATCTTAACCGCATTAGTAGAAAACCTTTAAACCTACAACTATGGAATTAATTTATCAAGGAAAACAACTCATACTCCACAAAAGAGCAGCTTGTCTATTAGAACTATTAAAGTCAGCACAAGCAAGACAAACGCTATTTGAGAAAGACTTAGCTAAATGGAGAAAAGGCACTTATGATGAGCCTATACGCTTAATGCAAAAGGAGGAGGACATCTTAATTAAGATAGCCAGAATGAACGAAGTGCAAAAGCGTATTTTAAAATCATATCATTTTTTAATCTTGGATTTGTATGAAATCACAGAAGATTTTATGCTACCAGTAAACCTATTACACTTTTAATATGAGTTACATAGACAACAAAAGCTATTATATCAAGATGAACCAAATACTTGAATTAGAGAATGAAATGCTAAGAAAACAAATTAAAGAACTAAAACAAAAACTAAATGAACTACTGGACCCAACCTATAATGAAGGAAAAAT